AAAGCTGCCCGAAACAAGGGCAATAGTAATTCCTTTTACGCTTTCTTGAACCGAATCAAGTATGGAAAAAGCTTCGACGAACTGTATTTTGGTCCGTATAGCATAGTATTTCCCTCCTTCCTTCTCTCCAAATTTATCAATTAATTTTTCTTCTAAGCTTTTATCACTCATCTATAACTCCAACTCTAAATCACCCTCACCAGCAACCGGCTCTTCTTCTGATTTCGCCATATCATATGCTTGGTTTGTAGGTTCTTCTACTGAGGGCGCTAATTCTTGCTCGAATTTCTCAAAATATAATTTAAGATTTGCCACCAAATAATCAAAGAATAGTTCTTGGTCTTCAGGGTCAGCTAATAGCTCATATGCGTCGATAACACTTGTTTCTACTTTTTTGAAAGATTGGTACGCCATATTTCTGCCTGTTTCGTCACCATCGACATCCGAGCCAAACGTGTCTCTCGGATCTTCCTCGTCTTCTTCAGTATCCGCTGATTTTTCGGCATCAGTGCGAATATCGATAAATTTATCATCATCAGCAGAATTGCCAACATTAATTTCAATCTCCTCTTCTAAGTCTTCGTTAATTTCATCGGCTTCTTCGCCTGCTTGAGTGTTAATTCTTGCCGGCGTGAGCGCGTTTTGAACAGCATTTATAATGTGAGATCTAAAAGACTCTCGTTGATTATCGCTGGTTGTAAGTGATTTGTAGTCTGTTTCTAAAACGGGTATAATTTTCTTCAACAGATCTTCTAAAACATTTATGCCTGTTGATTTATTAGGCGTCGGGTCAACATCTGGTACAGATCCTTCAACCAGACTCTTAATTTCTATGTCCATGAATCCACGAATTAAAGAACGAACATTATTCTCTTCATCGACCCTTTTTTGCTTGACATGTCTTATCATATGTCTTATACTCTCTCTAAGAGCTTTTTCTTCATTATGATTCATTTTCGGTATCCTTTCTCTATAATTAGTTCCATAACTTCAGCAAGCAGACCTAAATCTATATATTGCTTTTGTTTTTTCTTTTTTGTATCTCTCTTGGCCGGCTTATCCGACCCAGATGCCAAAGGGGCGCCATATCCAGTTAGTCCGCCTCCAGCGCCCGCAACGGACGTCTCTTCGATTTCTTCACCGGATGTGGGTGCTGGGTACCCCAACTCTTTAAAGAGCGCTGAGAACTTGTCTGCCGGCACGAATTCGGCTAATTCTGCATATGCCTCTCTGTTAGAGGGGTTTTCTACTAAGTCTGATATCAAATCTCTCATTGTCGAGGCACTAAAACCCGAACCGTCTTCTCTTTCAAGTGCGGGAACTGCATATTCTTCGCCGGCTAATAAACTTATACCATCCTTTATATATTCGTCTTTGATTCCTGCCCATCTCATCCAGTCTGGGTTTTCTCTATCATCAGCTTTGTCGCTAGCGCCTAACATAACTTTATCACCATCATTGAGCGGCAGCGGACTCTCATCACTTATATACTTATATGCTACAGTTACTGGGGATCTCATATCTGATGGCGCGACACTAAACTCAACATTTGGAAGACTAGCTACCTCCGGAAATAACTTTTGCCATAAAGCAATTGCATTTTTTTCGTCGATAGGAGTACCATCGCGAAGCATGCGATGGGCATTCATCGGTGCAGAGATAATGACATATACTTTGTCAGCCTTCTCAACACCGTCACCAGTAGCGTATCTTCGCACCATGTCGGCGTGCCCCTTATGTGGAGGTTTGAAAGCACCCGGGACAATGGCAACCGTCTTTGGATAGCTAGCGTCAACTACTGGATCATCGTCCTCGTCTTCAAACTCTATTTCAACCTCTTCATCTTGCTCGCTTATTTGAGGGGAGAATTTATCTCCTTTATCAACGGCAAAATTGGCTCTACTAAATTCTAAACGGTCTACAAACTTAATTCCGTTGCCTTGATGGTCGACCGCTACATAACCTTCGGGATTAGATGCAACCAAGTCTCCAGAACCATCATCAACAAAATGTTTAGTGTTGTAAACAGCATTATTGTACTTTTCGATAAATACGTTTTTAGCCTCAAATAATAATCGGCTTATTTTGAATATATTAAGTATGTCTTGTTTTCTAGCATTAAAGGATTCTAAAATTTGTTGAGCATTCTGAGTTGCTCGTAACTTCCCTTTTTCGCTTTTTAAGCTACCGATTCTTTTTTGAGCGCGCAAAGAATACCAATTAGAAAATCCTTGAAAAGACTTTTCAGGATCATCTAAAAAACTACCAGATTTGATTTCACTATTTATATAAATATTTAAAAGGTCTGAAGGTAATTCTTGATAATTCGTTGAGGTATTGACTGAGTCAGCCTCTTTCACTAATCTTAGAATTTCTACTTCTTCATCTTCGGTCAGTGTTACAACACCTGTATCATCTGTAAAAAATGCATCGTCAAACCAAACACCCGGTGGTCTCTGAAGTCCTGTTACGTCTGCACCAAAACTAGCACCGCTATCGAGACTTTCATAGGTGGTATGGAATACAATTCCAAACTCTGCCTGCCCAATTTGTTGTCCCAAGTTTGAGTCTACTGGTACTGCGTATAAAATAGTGTTTGGCTTAAATGTATAATGTGGGACACCTTCAATATCTTTGGTTTTAATCATATCATCGTCAAACATGAAATCACCTTGTAAGATATTTTCAATACCAAGGCCCGGGAGATATTTTAAGGCTCTAGTCAACTTGTCAACCAGCCCCGGCGCATGTCCATGATTTTTGATTACATCTTGTTCAGTATAATTGATCTTTGGTATCTTATTAAATATAGATTTGGTACCTACAAAGAATCTACCATTTTCAGGATTTATTCCGGCAAATATTGCCGGCGCGCCATCCCACTTGACGGAGGTTTGAATTTTAGAATTAGAATTTCCCTTAAGGGTCTGCAGCAACTCTAAAAGGAAGGCTCTCGCCATCTTATAACCTTGCTGACCCTGTGTAAGAACCAACTCCTCAAGGTGAGTAAGGTGTGTATTAGCTTTCGCCATTATCTATCTCCTTGTGACTCTTCTAAAATATTAAGTTTCTCTTGGAGAACAGACATATCATTATCCATTCTTCTGGCAAACCTTTTTACTTCTCGTAAATGTGTTTTGGCTAATTGAAGCCTTCTTTTCTCAGTTATAGTTCTAGGTTTAAGATTGGAAATTATTTCTTGGAGACCTTGGATATAGGTAAAGATGTTTTTCTCGTCTAGACCCTCACTAAGAAAATCTTGCCATTCAGAATTTAAAGACATATTGTGTTCCTCTTTTTTGTAATAATAGTAGCTTTTATATTCACTATGAACGGTGAATACCTCAGAGATGTTTGCGAAGAATCTTCTTCAAGGCTTCCTTGAGTTTTTCCTTGTCGTTTTTACCGGGCTTTTTATCTGCCCAGTCTGGCACACCATCGCCATCGGCATCTGGTTTCTTTTCGCCCTCTTCAAGCTCATCCTCATCTTCTTCGTCCAAACGACGACCGCCTTCGGGTCTAGCTCTGTCCGGACGGTCGGTTCTTGATTGTTCATCAAGCTCTTCTTCGTCATCATCACGCTTCATAGGGTGACTGTGTTCTTCAGCTAATGATGCGTTAGTTACTTCAATATCTTCAGCTGCGACACCCTCTAGAATAGTTCCATCTGCAAGCTTCATGTCATAGTGGGTTACTTTTCCAAGCTTTTCATTATAGTTGTGGTTAACAGCTTCTGCCATTTCAACTTTACCGTTATGGTTTACTCCACCGTGGTGTACACAGTAGTGGTTTGGTGCAAAAGCTTCATCTTCGTTTAAGTCGGCTTCTTTATCCTTTTCGTCATTTTCGTTAAGTTTATCAAGGTTCATGCTAAATCCCCAAGCTTCACTAAGAAGTGATTTCACTTCATTATTCTTCCAATCTTTAATAGACATCTTTTTGTCTCCTTTTTGTAGATGTTCAAAGTAAATAGTACTTTTTATGCTGTCTTCCCAATCTCGAAAGCATAAATTTCCTACTTCATAAGCCTCACGTTCCATTTCACGTAAATGATCATCATTTTGAGCATAGCCTTCTCCCATTTCCCCGACGTTTTGAAAATCGCCGCGGCAGTTTTGAGCGTGGTGAACAAGCTCATGAGATAAGGACCGCATTACGTCTTTTGGATGCCGGCCTGTTATATATACTGTAATCGCCTTTTCACCAGGATTATAGAATGCAGTTTTTCCTAGTGGATTATCCGCATTTGTAGAATCGCCTTTTAAAAAAAGTCTAGGAGGATTTTCAAACCCCATCCTTTCTTTGGCAAAAGGTAGGAATTTTTTTATCATTGGGCTGATAATGTCAATCATTTAGAATACCTTTAGTACATAAATACAGATATAA